CAACACCGGTTGCCGATACCCCAGAGACTACAACATTTGCCCCGGCGGATGTAGTAACCGAGCCAACAGCACCGGTAGCCGAGACGCCATCGACGTAAATTACGATGCTGAGAAGAACCGTAACATCGCCAAGCGCCGTGGTGCCTTGTACGCCCGTGACGGACAGAACCTGATCCGTGACGACGAAGACATTCCCAACCGCCCCTGCCGCTGCTACGCCACTGACCGCTGCCACAGCCGCCGCTGCGACAACTACGTCACCAACCGCGCCTGTCCCAGCAACACCCGAGACGAGGACATTGGCAGCAGCATTGACGGTGACGGTGCCTACCGCCCCAGTGGCCTGAAGGCCGGTTACAGCAAGAACCTGATCCGTCTTAACGAAGACCGTACCGGTCTCGCCCGTCGCCGCAACCCCCGTGACAACCGCTGTACCGCTGGCTGCAACAGTGACTGTACCAACGGCACCCGAAGCAGATACTCCAGTGACCGCGATAACCTGATCGGTGACGACAAAGACGGTGCCAGTCTGGCCCGTCGCCTCAAGCCCATTGACCGGGACATTCGCCGCTGCAACGACTGTTACCGTGCCAACCGCACCGGTAGCCGAGACACCTGTAACTACAACAATCGCAGACGCGGCAATACTTACCGAGCCGACTTCTCCAGTCGCGGTAACATCAGAATGCCCTACGCCCCAACCTTGTTCGCCCCAGCCTACACCGGAAGCGTTCCAACCGTCGAAGGCGACTATGACGCCTGCCACGGCCCTTTGCCTAACTTAATTAGGCGATACGAAGGATCGCGGTCGTCGAAGTCGCAGCCGGGAACTGGATGGTGAAGTTACCAGCGGTCGAGGTCTTATCCCCGCCAAACGCCAGAACCGCAACAGCCTTGTTACCCTGAGTCGCGTTGTAGATCAATGCACCGTTGGAAGTCAGCGTAGCACTGTCCCAAGTGATGTCATCGAAGTCGAGCCACGCAGTCGTGCTCGTGAAGGTCGGAGCCTGCGAGATCGTCAAGGTCTTGCCACCCGCCACGTAGTTCGTGCCAGACGAAGACACCTCATTGGAAGTCGTATACGCCGTTGTGGCCGCATCCAACGAAGCCGAAGAGGTGTACAAGGCAATCTTGAAGACATCCGCAGCCGTCGAAGCGCGAATTACGCCTGTGCCAAAGTTGTGAATGCCGTCAAGGATTTCAACCTTGAACGAAGTCACCATAGCCTGTGTGATAGCCATTCTTAATCTCCAAGACGCGAAGCCGCGTCACTGAAACCATTTTCGTTCAAATACCGTCGCACATTCATCCTTTCAGACTCCTGCGCTTCTTGCAGGTACTTTACCAGCACCCGATTTAGTTCTTCCTGCGTTTGTATACGAAGGATGCGGGCTGTCGCCCGTTCAGCAATCTCTTCCGGGGTATAACCCCGGTTGCTCGTTGTCTGGACAAACACATTACCCAGACTCATGTCGCCTGCAAAACTCATGTCACTTGCACCCTAACTTGACCAGAACGATACGCATCCTGACGATCCAGACCGTCACCCAGACGCTTCAACTGCGCTACGGCTTCCTGATACTTCTGGTCGTAATACTGCATCATGTCCTGTTCGCCCTTGAGGTAGGTATAAGCCTCACGAAGGGAACCATAAAGCAATACATTTTCGTAGTTGTCTCCTAACCACGAAGTACCGGCGGTAACTATAGAAGCCGGATATCCGTAATAGTGCAATTCTGCTGTATATCCAAGATCCGGCGTCGGCCCAAGAATCATACTAGCGTCGTCCCAAATCGCATAATACTTGGGCTTGCCCGTGCTATTGGGTGGCGGGTACGAAGCGCGGATGAAGTTCACATCCTTGTTGAGCAAATACTCGTAATCGCCCGTAGTAGGGTCAATCACCGCCAACGAGAACGTCGAGAGCCAGTCAGAGGGCAACGAGAAGTATTGGAAACTCGCCGTCATCGTGCCGGTCACGTTCTTGCGGATAGCAGGGATTTGAACGGAGTTGTAGATCCGCTCTTCAGCCAACTGCACAAACGTCGGGATATTGGAGACGAACGAAGACTCTGTGCTCTCACAATAATCCGTTATCAATTGTGTCAGTTGCGCGTAGTTCACGGCGACCAGCCCGACCTGTACTTCATGTTGGTTTCAAGGTTGATCTGCGAGACGAACTTAGTGCCCTTCGTCGCAGCACCGGCACCCTTCATCTTCATGTGAGTGACGCCCTTGTTCACATCCTTCTCAGGGTAGCCATTGCGACCCGTTGAATCAGTGTTGGGCTTGATCTTGTTCATGTTGTTCATAAGGCTTACCTCGGGCCGCTGGAGCCACGCATCGGGCTGCGCTGGTTCATCACCTTCGCCATGCCACGACCGTACTTCTTCATGTCGGTGTTGGTCTTGCCGCCAGCACGCATCTTCTTCGTACCATGCATGGCACGCTCGTGCTTGCCGACTTCTTCTCGCGCAATCTTACGCATACCGTTCTTCATCTCAATCTCCTAGGTCGTTACGACCGTTACAGTCCCTACTTCACCCGCCGGAGCGAGCGTATTAGGGGTCAACCCTACATCGTAGGAACTCGCCCCGCCAACCGGGTTCCAGCCCCACTGGATCATTCTACTACCGCCTGCGCCGTTGTTGCCTTCTTCAAAGTAACTCAGGTCAGGTCTTGGGTTCCTAAGCGCCTGCGGGTCGTCCACCGGGTAGAGGCCCAGCGACAACTGCGGCTGATCAGGTTCCCAGCACTCCGGGCAGACCAAGATGTTTACGTTCTTGGTCTTGATCACCAAAGACTTCAACTGACGAAGTTTGTACCGGAATCCGCACCGGTCGCACTCCGCAATAGCGTGTTTGCCGGATGCAAAACGATTAGGCATATTGCATCCGGTTTCCCTTGCGGGAGTTTTCCGTCCCCAGTATTACCTGAAGATTCTTCGGTACATGCAATCCTGATACGATTTTACCTCGTAATGGGATCTTGTGATCAACATGCCATTGAACGCCGGTAGCCTTGGTGCGTGCAGCCGCCGTTTCGTAAAACTGCTCAATCAGCCAAAGGTCATCTGCTGTCAGCCAATCGGGGGTACGTTGAGCCTTATCCAACTGTCGCTTCCTGCACCAAGCAAGTACACGCCCTTTATTCTTTTTCGCCCAAGCCAATTTCTCAGCGTTCCTAGCAATACGATGCTTGTGCGTAGTGGCTTTAGCAGTAGCCTTAATTCTGTTTGGATATTTGTGGCGATACTCATTTTGCGCTTTACGCTTCTTTGCTAACAGACTGGCTCGATTTTTAATTCTGTATGCAGCAAGTTTATTTCGCATACAAATTACGCAAACACGGTTAACTGTTAGCCGTTCAGCAATATGCCCATGACGGCACGGCTCACCCGTAAAATAACGGGTAAGTCCAGAATCTCTCGCCTGCTTGAGAGATATTAATTCCATCAGTACCCACCTAAGAACGACTGTCTAGGTACAAATCTCACGGCGGCTTTTTCTCTGTCTTCGCCAGCCGCTAGATCCCAAGCAGTGTCATATTGCTCTTTTAACACCGCCGTACGGACATCTGCACCCGGAATCTTCATGGAGAGCATGTAGGCCAGCCCCGCTACCAAGCAGGGCATAAACCGGAACGGGATATCCTGACCGTTAGAACCCACACCGGGGTCGAACATCCGCACAAGGCGCGTGTAGACGAGCGTCCAAGTGGTCGTGTTATCAGGCTTCGGCCATACCGTGTACTGCGGGTACACGATGACGTTATCAGCACCCGTGGCTCCAGTACGCCGGTTGATCCAGATTTGGATGGGGCGACCCGTCGCATTCTTGTTCGGGATGGAAAGATACGTGCTGGAGGAGATACGCGAGATGTTGATGTCCTGTTGGTTCGTTCCCGTGCCTGTGCGGATCACATGGTCAAGCAGGTCAACCGTATCGACAGGAAGGTCATACGTGCCTTGGTTGTAGGTTAGGGTCTGCGTACCCGTCTCAAGCGTCCAAAGGTTAATACCCCGGTTCGCCCAGTCCATCAGCAGGAGGGCAAGGCTACGCTTGGACGTACGGAAGTCATAACCCGTACGTAACTCAGCCCCACAACGCTCAAAAGCCTCCTCAATGATCGTGTTGAGATCAAGGTTGAAGTCGGTTGTGGCTGTAGTTTTGTCGGCCATTTACATCCCTCGCCGTCTGTACGGCTTCACTTTTTCTTTAACACCCTTGGGCTGCGCGACGAACTGCTTACCTTGGGCTTTCCCTTTACGCTTGGCGGCGGAGGTTCGGGCATACTCAGAAGGGCTGAGAGCCTTGATCGCAGCCTCTGGAAGATACCTTTCACCCGTGTCAGAAGATCGTTTACCACTTTTCGTTCTCCACTTCTGCTGTGTCCAAGCCTTGAGCGATTGCTGCGGGGCTTTCATGACTTATACCCGCCGCCCTTTTCCTTGTACCGCTTAGCCAACAACTGTGCCTTGCGGGCACTCCATTGCCCTGCTGCAGTACCCTGCGTGGCTGAAGCCTTGATTGACTCAAAGAGGCTCTTTCGCATACCGGGCTTGGTGTAGTTACCCGCCTGATTGACCTTGCTCTTTACCTTACCGCCCTCGGCATGGCGGATCGGCTTCCCAGTACCCTCAACGGGCTTGTCGTCCCCACGCCGCTTGGCGCGAGGGACTTTCCTAGGAGCGATCACACCCATGCCACGCGAGGGCATCATACAAACTTTCCTCGGGTCTTACCCCGGATTTCGACTCCACCGCCACGCACATACTTTTTTGTAGGCGATTCTGGAATGTCGTAGTTACTAAGTTTACGAACCATCTTTTTATACGGGGGGTTTTTCATGATATCCCACCCGGCTTCGTCTAAAAACTTTTTATCTTCGTCGGCAGTCCACGTGTGATAGGTTTCACCTTGCCATTCAAACGTTTCTCTACCAGCATTTTTAGCGGCTCTAAAGGCTTCTTTAAAAGTGCGCTTTTTGGGCTTTTCAAACTCCGGCGGGGCTTCTTCGTATCCCGTAGCGCCACCCTCTGCAAATTTCTTCACTCGCGGTTTAGGCATACGCGGCATACGAATCGAAGATGCCCCAAATCGAGACATCTTCTTTTTAAACATCCCTGCAGTGTATTTAGGGATGCGATTCATATTTAAATAATCCGGCCTCGGGTCTTACCCTTGCTGGCAATTCCATCAGCACGCTTGGAAGCAGACGAGACTGAGCCGCCGGAAGCGTACTTCTTAACGGAGCCGCCACGGTTCATCCCAGCCTCGCGCAATCTGCGACGGGCTTCTTCCGTACCTACTCCCGCACTGCGAGCAACGCGCTCAACTTCACGTTGGCCGAACAAATTACCGCCGGTCAATCGCTTAAACGGTGAAAGCACCCGATCCATGTAGGTGGAAGTCGGATCATCATAGCGTCCCGTACCAACCTTTGCCGAACCCGGCTTACTGCCACGACCACCGGAACGCGGGCGGTCTGAAGAAGGAGTTTCAACTTCCGTAGTGGTTTCGGTCTTTTTAACCTTGGTAGGTTCATCAGACTTCTTAGGAGACTCAAGTTTGGTTGTGTACTTATCGCCTCGCCATGTAAATACATCGAGTCCAGCCTTACGGGCTTCTTTAAAAGCATCCTTAAAACTAATGTTAGACCCGCCCGCACTACCGGATTCGGCGTAACTAGTAGGGCCGCCCATTTCAAATTTTCTCGTCTTGTGTTTCATGGTAGTCACCTTTAACCGCAGGGGCCGCCCATACGCATCTTGACCATCTTAGCCTTGGTCTTGCCCTTGCTGGCAATGCCGTCAGCAGCCTTGCGGTAGGAACCACCGGTCGAGCCACCCTTAGAATAGGCCATACCGCCGCCCATCATTCCCTTAGCGCCTTTCTTCATGCCACGCATCTCAGCCATTTCGTGCTTCAGCATGGACTTCGGAGCGCCCTTCTTCTTCATAAAGGACACTTCCTTCTTCATCATTGCCTTGGACTCTTTCATTTGGATTTACCTTTGAATTTGCGGCCTTTATCGGCCTTAACATAATCACGACCCACAGATTGAGGGATGCCCACACGCTTGGCTGCTTTGGGGTCGTTAGCAACCATCGCCATCAGATTATGCTGGGCTTTAGATTTACTCGGCATCTCAGCAGTTCCAAGCCCTCAAGGACTTGTTGATCCGGCTATTCGGGTCGTTCGCCGTCTTGGCACTCGTCAGTTTCTTCTTCATACCCGACATACGGGCACAGAACGACTTCTTACGGGCACCACCCTCGGGTTGAGGGCGCTTCAGACCCGGCTTACCCGGATTGGCTTTGTTGTAAGACGCCCTGCCTTTGGCGTTCAAGCCGCCAGCGGGGTTTTTGCCTTCCTTACGCTGCCAAGCCGGTGACTTAGCCATAGATCACCATCGTTGAAACGACGGCTGACGGCACGATGTAGACGCTCGTTTGGAAGAGCAATCCTTCACCCGGCATCAGGATGTAGTCTGGTGCAGTGGAACTACCCTTGGTATTCACCACAATTTTGGTCGGGCCACTAGCCCCGCCGTCACGAAACGTAACCGTACCTGCACCCGAATCAGGGACAATGTAGATCGCTTTGACGCGACTACGCCCGATAACGAGGCTATTCTGATCCAACAAATCGCCAGCGTCCGTACGGACTTTACTGGCTAGAACATCTGTTTGCATACCCATTCTCCGTCTCCTGTAATGGATGAAGGGGGCTTACGCCCCCCACGAAATCTTACGGGACGAGACTGGCGTACAAACCGATGTAGAGCGTGGTGCTGCCGATAAGAACCGGAATACGACCGGCCTGAACCGACACCGTGCCCGACACCGAACCGGTCGTCAGTTTGGTGCTACCAATCGTCAGGGTCGTGCAGACCAGATTGGTGATCGTGGCAGAAGCGGAGTCGATAGCGCCGATAAAACCATTGTCGGAAGCCACCGGGCCGGAGAACGTAGTACGTGCCATTTCAAATACCTCACATGCGAGTTGTGCTTACCAGTCTGCATGTCGTCAGTCGGGTCTGTCTGGTAAGCAAAATTTTTTCCCGATAGACCCTATATACGCCTAGAAACCTAAAAAGGAAAGGGGGGCCGAAGCCCCCCTCCCCAGTCTCATCAGGACGCGCCCGGCGAACCGAACATGCCCAGCGGATCAGACCATCCGAACGAGTAACGCTCGCGGCTCTTATACCGCACGTTGCCCGTATCGAAGTCTCCGTCCATGCTGTTTTGCAGCGGGGTACGAACGAAGTGCTTCATGCCGTTCGGAACGTCGGTCGTCAAGAACCAAGCGTTCGTGTCGGTCAAGAAGTGGTTCACCGTGTAGCCACCGGGAATCGACCCCATCGCCTTGAGAGCGTTGATGTCGTTGTCCGCAGTTGCCACGCGGAGTTCCGTATCGAGGAGACGCTTGGCGGTAAACATCAACGCCGGGGGGACGATGAGTTTGCCGGGCTTCGCCGCGATCAGGAGTCCACGTTCGTCAGTCCAACCAGCGATCTGAATGACAGCCGCCTCAAGCGAAGTCTCGTTGAGGTCAGAAGCCGTCAGACGGTTGCTGTTGGTACCACCCGAAACAAGCGGGTGATCCGCCGCGAACAGAGCCTTGCCGTCACCACCAACGTAGGACGACGAGAACCCGTTGTTCAGGACAGATGCCGCCTTGACCTGCTTCGTGTACGCCATCGCTCGGGCGAGCGCCTTGGTGTATCGCTTGGACAGCGAATCGTACAGGTTGTCTTCAACCGCCTCTTCCGTGATGGAGAAGCCGAGAGCAATGGTCTCGTGGCTGTAGCGAGCAGTCCACGCTTCCTGTGCGTTGTCATACGCAATCGCAGCGCCTTCGGCCTTAACCGGGGCAGCGCTGAAACCAGAAAGTTTGGTCTCCTCTTCAAACGAGCGCTCGGAGGTCTCAGTCTCGTAGATCTCCTTGTGCTCTTCTTGGTAGGTCTTGTACTCAAGGCCAAACAGGGCGTTCAAACCCGGAAGGAGTTCCTTGAGCAGTTGTGCGCGTGAAATAGCCATGTCTTAGAACTCCCTTATTAAACGCCGACGGGGCAGTTGTAAGCGTGACCACCAACAATCAACGAAACGCTCGTGAGGTACGGTGCATTGAACTTCACGATAACTTCGGGATAGTAGGTAGTGCCACTCGAAACAAACGCCGTGTCTTCAACCACATCGACGATACGCATTGGCAGAGACCGGGTGGTCGCAACCGAAGACAGCAGGAGACCCCGCTGCGAGTCGTTCGTCGTCGTGTTCAGCGACTCGTCAACCAGTGCAACGTTGGCACCGATATCCTCGTACGTGAACCCGCTAG